AAAATGAAATATAATTATAATGATTTAAATAAATTAAGCGTATTACTTACTACTGTTGTAGTAAGAGCCTCTAAATTGCTACTATCAAATGGATTATCTCTAACACAACATTCGAAGAAGTTTGTGAAATTACTTCCAAGAAGGTTAAAACGAGGCAGACAAGGTTTAAAAGAATTCAAAGAAATTTGTTTCTTTTTAACCAAATCTGTTCTCGGGTGTAAGAAAAACAAACGACCTAATTGCAAATTACCGAGATCTGTTTGGACTCTTCGTCGAAAGGCGAAGAATTCATTTCAGAAATCGTATTTTGTAATAGTTGTTTGCCAATGTCACCGTATCGTGATGTTCCCTCCAGAGTATGATGTAAAAACCATCACATCTCCTTTTGAGGGGTCTTTTCTAGGTATTATTAAAGAAATTTGAAACATACTGAAATCAGCAAAGTCTCTTAGAGAGAAATTTAAGGTAAGTCCCATTAAGCCGTTTAAGTTGAAATGAAGATTATCAACTAAAGCTGGTCCTAATGGTAAACCTGCCTTCTCTTTTGCTCTAGAAGACTTTCTTGCAATATGAAAACCAATCTTCTCACGTATTAGAGTCTTGTTATTCTATTACGTGTTTCCCGTAAGTAATCGGGATGAAGTGAAGAGAGGTTTCACACAGTTAAAGGATGCTGCTTATACTATTGGGGTTAAATCCAAGAAATATAAAACAGGTACCTTGCACGAAAACCGTCTTGCTTTCTTTAGTGATAAAGGAGGTAAGACGCGAGTAGTGGGAGTTGGTAATATTATTTACCAATCATTACTCACTCCAGTTCATGACCACTTATTTAAATTTCTTAAGAAAGTTAAAGAAGATGGAACTCATGATCATGGGGGGCAAGCAGACCGTGTCAAAGAATTTACTTCACGTGGATGTGAGGTACATTCTATTGATATGACTGCTTGTACAGATAGGTTTCCTGCCTGATTTCAGGCAGTTAGTCTATACTGTATGGGATTCGTGTCGCTGTTACAAGCGGTGGCATGATTCTTGTTAGTTTCTTTTTGTTACTTTGGAATTAGTAATTCTAAGGATAATACAAAGATCAGGTACGAGGTGGG